GGAATCCGGGGAGATGTAAGCGTCCGCGCCGAAGATCGAATAATACTGAGTCTGCAGGTACAGCAAGATCTGCGCGTAGGTCGGCGCGGAGATCCCGGTACTGGTGATGACCGGGGCGGTGGGCGAGGCCACTAGAACACCACTCCGATGGGAACGCTGGAATTGATCGTTGCCTGCCCGTACAGCGTGTTGGCGACTCCGGTCACATTGAGCTGCCGCGTTGCGCCGTTAAAAGAACTCGAATACGACTGCAACGAGGTCACTCCTTGGGTGCTCAAAATGGCCTTTTTGATGTACGCGTCCGGGTTCATGCTCTTTCCTAAGATGGACTGATTCCATGGGGTGCCCACGGTGATGTCGAGGAACCACTCCCCCTGCCACAGCTTCAACACCGTCGAAATAGCCTGCGCGACGCACTGCGGCGAGTTGTAGAGGAACGGGACGCCCACCGTGTAATCCCCCTGATTGTCCAACGGGCGGTAGCGCATGGCTAACCTGTCGGCTTCGCTGTCGTGCCGCTGCCCGTGGTGACGCCGCCGTGCGTGTGCTGTGTCAGCGTATGCGCCCCCACCTTGACCTCGGTCGCCGCCGTGACGGTGGCTGGTGAGGTGATGTTCCCGTTCTGGTCGATGGTCACGCCGTTCAAATTGATTCCCCCTTTGGCGAGCATTGTCATCGCATGCGTTGTCGGATTGAGCTTGAAGTAAGCCTGCCCGTCGTCTGTGATGAGGCACGCGTTGTTCGGATCCACCGCGAACTCTCTCGGCAACGAGCGCAGCCCAACCAGGGCGAACCCGTCCGAGAGGTTGTGCATCCGGGTGTCCGGAGGTAGCACCCCAGGAGAATTGCCGGGTGCCGCCCCCTGCTGCCACCACAGGTCGATGCAGCGCGAGGCGAAGATCACCAGACACTCGTCCCCCTTCTTGATGGGGTACGTCGCGGTGACCCCTCCGCCGCCCATCCATTGGATCGGCACGTCCACCAGCAGCGGCATTTGAATGACGTCGGTGCCTCCCTGCGCGTTGAGGGCGCTCCCAGCGATGGCGGGTTGCGCGTCCAGCATCATCTGGCTCAATCCAGAGGCCGCAGGGAACGCCTGCACCACGCAAGGCAGCGCGGTCCACAGCCGCGTCTGCCAATTCTCCAGCGCCGCCCGGTACACCTCGGAGGGGTCGTAATACCGCTCTCGTTGATCCATGTCAGGATTGCCCCTGACGCTTGATCGCGGTGGCCGGGGCGGTAAAGAACAGTGCGTTGGTGGGGTCGACGTTGGCGAGCGTCGCGTCCACCGCGAGACAGGTAAGATCCGTGTACCAGTTCTGCCCGCGAGTGTCACCGCTGTGGTTCGCGATCATCACGTAGTACAACCCCTGGTCATTGGTCTTGATCTGTTTGGCGAGCGCCGCATTGGTGATCTGTGACTGCAGATCCAGGCCAAACCGGAACTTGTTGATCTCTGACTGAGTGTCGAGCTGTATCAATTGTCCGACCTTCAACGTCGGATTGAGAAGTACGCGGATGTTGATTCCGGCCTGCGTCTGCTCCGGCACACCGATCAGTCCCGTCTTGACCGAGATCAACGGCACTTGTCCGCCGGGAACGTACGACACGTACGGAATGAACGTCAACGCCCCGTCCTGGATGCTGCACTTGCAGTTGCTCTGCCATGCGAAGTCCCGCATCTCGTCCCGCGTCATCCCGTACAGCACTCTTCCCCGCACCAATCCGCTGGGCGGAAAGTTCGGCTGGTAGCCCTGCGTGATCGGCTGTTTGCCCGAGTGCTTGGCGAGGGAGCTTTGGATCTGCTTCGCGATGCTGCCGGTCGGAGATCCGGCAATCACCGTTTGCGAAATGTAGGCGTAGTTGTAAGCCTGGTCGCCGTCCGCCGCCGTGATGTCGACGTATGAGTCCTGCTGATTCACTCGTCCGGAGCGGAACTGCTTGATGCTACCCTGGAACAGCAATCCGAAATTGCTGGGGTATCCCGCCGACAGGGACACGGTAGTGAATTCGGCCTTGGAGATCGTGTTGGCGGTCTCCGGCTTCATGTTGTAGATGCGGGCGTCCAGCGAGTTCGGCGTCTGGTGGTCGCCGCGCATCACGGTGAAGGTGCACCAGAACGTCCCGAAGTCGTAGCCATTGCCCGTCGCATCGGCGACGATCAGCGAGAGCTGTCGAAGGTACTGCTGGCTCATGGATTCGTGACGTAGAACAACAGCCCGTCAATGCCTAAATTTTGAAACGTCGGAACCGCATCCGGGTCGCTCAAGGTTTGCACCCACAATGCCCCGACGAATCCAAGGTACGCGTACTGCGCGAGCAGGTTCGCCCCGGTCACGAGCGGTATCCCTTGTATGAGGGGATTGTTGTTGGCGTCGCCGATGTCCAGCACCCACCCGCCCATCGTCGTGTTGCGGTACTGGAGCGTGAAGGTGTAGCTGACGCCGCTCAAGGAGACCACGAACCGCTGCGGCTGCGGCTGAAGCGGGATGCTGTAATAGGTGCCCATCAGTCGAAAATACCTTGAGACTCCAAGCTCCCCGGAGGCCACACAGCCGCACCCGGAGAACCGCCCGGAGAGGGGGTTGTCACGGTCGGTTTCGGCGGACCCTGCTGGATGGTCTCGGCGTTATTTTGCGGAGAGGCCATGTTCGCAATCGGCGCGAGCGTCGTGGAGACGGCGCTCACGAGGATGACCTGGCGCATCTGGGCCGTTACCATGAGCGCCTGCGACGTCTTCTGGTCGCGGGTCACCGAGAGCGTCGTCATCATCATGTTGGTGTACTGCCGGATCGAGGTCACCACGGTGAACGGGACAAGGGACTGCTGCAGGGCCAGCAGTTGCGAGTACACGTTGGACACGTAGTCCGACACCGCCATGCTGCCGCCCGGTACCGGCAAGTACTGGGTCAATCCATTGATGCTGCTCAGTCCGGCGAACGCCGAGATCCCGCCGCTGGAAAACAACGAAGCCAGCGCATTCGCCGTCTTGGTGTACGAGGACACCGAGTTCGACCAGCCGCAACGCATGATAAGCTGAGCCGGTTGCCAGAACGCGTGATCCGAGATGATCGCCCCGGACTCCACCGGATGGTCGGTGACGGTCACCAGGTCCGTCATCACTTCCTCGATGGTCGCCTGGATGTCGATGGCCTCGCTGTTGGCAGGAGCGAACTGGCCACGCGGGATGACGGTGATGATGTTGCTGGCGACCGAAGCCGCGACGCCTCCAAGCTCCGTGAAAACTGCGCTCATTGGACGCGCTTACTGAACTCGCGAATGGCCTGCGACGCGGCGTTGTGCACCGCCGTCGCGTTCGTGGACGCGATGTGGTGCGCTGTTTGCTCGTTGACGCCGTGCACCGTGGTGTTGACGTTAACGACAACCGGTGCAGATCCCGATATCTGACTGAATGGGACAGCCGGGGTGTGCTTCATGGCGTCCTCGTTCCACTTTTTGAACTGATCGACGTTCTGGTCCCAGAAGTTGCTCAGCCACGCAATCGCACCGCCCTCGGCGTCGCCCAGCTTCTCCTTCCAACTGCCCCAATCCGGCAGGAATTGGTAGATGGCCGTACCGAGCGCGTAACCGATGGCCGCACCCGCCGCGATTCCGAACGCCGTACCCGCGACCGTCCAGGGCGCGGTCTCCCCGACCGTCGCGGCGTAGCCGACGAAGCTCCCGAACGCCTTGGCGAGCCCGGCCCCGAGCATCGCAATACCGTCGACGATCCCACCAGCCCCGAGCAGTTTAAGAGCTGCGGTAGCCGCAAGCAGTCTCGTACTCCACCCGTCCGTGGCCCGGTCCAGTTCGACGAACTTATTGTAAAGCCACTCCATCGCGGGCTTGACGATTTCGTAGGACGTTTTGATCGCTTTGAACGCCTTGTCGATTTCGCTCTGAATCTGATTGCCGTGGGCGTCCAACCAGTCGAGAAGCTTGCCCAGCATCTCCAGGGTGAAGCTGATGAGTATCCCGATGTCCTTGATGAGCTGCTTACCGTGGTGCTGAAAGAACTTCGACAATTTTCCGATCAAATTGCTCTCACCGCCCATCACCTGTCCGATGAGTGGAAACAGCATCGCTTGGAACTGCATCTTGAAGTTGCGCATCATGGTCTCGAAGGCGTGCGCCGCCTTCACGATGCTGTCCCAGCCTCGGGTGGCCCTTTCCTGCTTGGCGAGTTCCCCCTCATATCCGGGCGTCGTCATTGCGATCAACTGGTGCTCGGAAATGCCGACCGCTCCGGCAATCTGCTCGGCCTGGAACATCTGGCCGCTGGCCTTCTGCGAGGTGAACAGCTTGCTCAGCGCCTTCATCCACTCGACCGACCCGTGCAATTTTTCGGAGTCGATGCCGATCTGGGCCAACCACCCACCAAGCCAGGACTCGCCGCCTGGATTCTTACGGAAGAACGTCGCCAGGTTCTCCGCCGCCGACAGGGCTTCCTCCATGGAGGAGCCGAAGTTGGTGGACGCCAACGCGAACGCCTGAAGCTGATTGGCGCTGGACCCCGTGCGCTGCGAAGCGAAGTACAACGCTTCCAAGTTCGAGGCCATGCGGGCAACCCCGACCGCAACCGCGATGGCGGCACCCTCTATCGCCGCCCCCAGCACCAGCACAGATCGGGTGGCCGAGGCGATGCCGTCCTGGAACTTCTTCATCGCCGTCTCATCGGTCTTGAAACCGAGCGCGACCAGAAATTCCTTGATGGTGGTGGTATTAGCCACGGGTTTGTTCCCTACGCTTTTGCATCAGTTCCTCGTTGTCGGCGCGCATCATCAAAAAATCATTCATCAGCGCGATGTCGGCCAGGTCCAGCGTGCCGTCTTTCAAGCTCTCGTACTTGCACAGCCCTTCTGCTGCTGGCGTCAGGAGATAGTCCTCGCCTCCTGGGAGTGTTCGGAACGCGATACCGCTGCTGGTTCCCCTGCGTTCGTAAGGAACCCGTCCATAAAAGACGACAGGGAGTCCGTGATGACGCGCACCACCAGGCGCAGCATCAGCGACACGTCATTAAGACCGTCGACCATCGCCACCCGTGCGGCGGAGTTCCAGAGCTTGATCCAGTTGCCGTTGTGGTTGTACCAGATGACAGACAGGCACTTGTCGAACACGTACTCCGACGACTCGTCGCTCAGATTGGCGAGCCCGTCGGCGAAGGGCTGCAGCAGCGGACCGATGGCGGCGAAGTCGTCCTGCAGGCTGATGCTCTTTTTTTGGTCCTTGGCGATCTGGGAGAAGATGGGCAGAAGCGGCGGGATGAGCGGAGCGATCTTGCGCGAGACGTGGAACTGCGCCATGGCGGAGAGCTTGTCGGCACGGAACTGCTTGCCGTCGATTTCAAATTCGATCATGTTGTTTCCCCATCAATTGAGCGTTATTCGATCAATAAACTCCTAGCACCGTGTCGATGTAGCCCGCGTGAAATTCCCACTCCAGTACGTCGGCCTCCTTGGCGTACTTGATGTTGGGCTTTTTCTTAAACGCGCAGAACTGCGCCGTG